CGGCAAGCCTCTTATAGGCTTCTTCAACGCCCGCCGTGACAGCCTGTCCGCCAATGGTGCAGACGACAATTGACCGCTCGGAAAGCGTTACCTCGCCAAATTCATTCACTTCGGCAGGATCCCCATTAACGGTGTCGATAGTGTATGGATAATACGGTGGACGCCACGCCAGAACGCCATGCGGACAAACAACAAATTCAATCTCAGCAGTAGACCAGCGGCACGCACAGTAATTCTCCAGTTTGGACCAGATCACTTCGGGCACGGTGCCCGTGACGCCAGACGGTGCAGGCGGATAGGTGATCGAGATTTCGGTTTCGGTTTCGATGTATTGGGAAGTCATCAGCGCCACCTGTAGGATGCTGGTTTCGGGTTCGGCAGGATCAGCCCGCTATTGAGTTGGCGCATGTCCAGTTCGGTGCCCTGATAGGCCGGGCGGGTGACAATGCTCATTTCGAAAAGGATCGCCGCGAAGATGGTGCGGATCAGCGCGTTGCCTTCCTCGGGATCTTCCTCTTCCACCGTCTCGGCCTCTTCCACCGCTTCGGGCGGTGCGACACGGAAGCCGGGGGAAATGCCGATCATCAGGCCGGACAGGAAGGCGGCAGAGAAGTCTTTCCACCACGTTGATTCCTGAATTTCCGGGACAATGATTGCCTCGAACAGCAAGGCTTCATCGGTATCATTGAAAAGCAAGGTGCCCGCGCGTTTGCTGGCAAGCGGCTTGTCGAAGCTATGGCCCACCAGCAGGTTGATATCCCGGTCGGGGTCATCCAGCGCGAAGGTGAACGAATGCGGCGCGAATTGTTCTTTCTGGGGCCTGCGACCTTTCCCACCGGAATGGATCGTGGCCCTGTTCATGTAGGGAAACCTGCCATGAAGGCGGCGAGTGCCATCACCCGCCGCCCGCATTTCAAGCCCACCGTTAAAAATGGGGGCTTCCATTCGCTCAACCGAAGTTCGTCAAGATACGGGTTTGCAGCCCACGCGCCACGGTTACGTCAGCGGTGACAAGGCCGGTCAGGACCAGTTGCCCCGAAGCTGCCCGCGTGTATGGATCGCGGATCATATCGACCGCACCCCACATGCCCACAAAGGCCGGTGCCACGCCGTTAACGGTGGTGGTCAGGATCGCACTACCGGCGGTGAGCTGGTTTGCCAGAACCGGGGAAACGCCATGCTTGGTCATCCGGTCGAGTTCGGAAACCGCCGTGCCGGAAATAAGCGTATCGTCCATGTCGCCCCAGATCGCAGGCGGGAATGCCAGTTTGACCTGCGCCGGGTCGGTGATCGCGTTTGCTTCCATGAAGGCGATGATCTCAGCCCGGAACGCAGCCCAATCGGGAGCGGCGGCGCTCATGTCGGTGGACGTGATGCCATAGGTTACAGCGCCGGGAATCATGCCCAGAGGCTGGCCAGAAGCGCCGGAACCGTTGATAATCGCATCATCCAGAGCAACGGCAATTGCTGCGCTCATGTCCTGGCGCACGGCGTTCTCAAGGCCCTGCCCGGTCTGCTTGAGGCTCTTCCGGGTAATGACCATCTGAGCGCCCAGCGTGTTATCCGGCGACACGGTGGCTTCGGTGGTCTGATACGCCGTTGCAGCGCCCACGTCCGACAGTTCGTCAGCCTGCCAGCCGGTGACAGCGCCAGCGGTCGCAACCGGCCATTCTGCGGTGCCCTGCGGGATGTTGACCGATGCCACGCCCAGCTTGGACGCAACGCTATTCGGGAAAATGCGCCCGATGATGTTGCGGGTCGCCTTCGGGCTGAACAGGTCAGCCGATACGGTCTCACCGGCCCGTTGTTCCAGAGCGGCAAGGGGAAGCGGGATGCCTTGATAGCCCCCAGCGGAGCGGAGTTCGTCCACAATCTCTTTGGTGGCACCTTCGAGCGCGCGGCCTTCATCGAGTGCAAGCGCGACCTGCCGAACCTCGAAACGGTCCATCATCTGCGACCATTCCTTGGCGTCTCGGGTTTCCAGTTCCTCGCCCGCCTCGCGGCGTTCATCGTCTTCCGCAATCAGTGCAGCCCGATATTTCGCCTCATTCTGGCGATACTCTTTATCGAGACCTTCCATCGACCGGGTTTCATCGTCGGTCAGATCGTCTTTACCGGCCAACTCGGAAAGAGATTGCCGGATTTCACTTTGTCGTTTTTGAAGTTTTACGCTTTGCAGCATGGATTAATCCTTGGAATTGTTGAAAGTCATCATGACAAACACAATTCTATCGGATTAATGTTTGTGCTAAAAATCGGGCAGCTTCTTCTTTAGCAAAGCATCCCATTCTTTTCGCTCAGGCGATTTTTCGGGAAAGCCCATTTCCAGCCGGGTCTTTCTGGAATGGCACCGCACGCAAAGCGTTTGCAGGTTATCCAGATCAAATTCCGCGCCACCGTCTCGAATGGCAACAATATGATCCACCTCAAGACGGCCCCGATTGCCGCATTCAACACAGCGCCAATCGTCCCGATCCTTGGCTTGCTTCCGAACGGCCTTCCATCGCGCCGTTTTGTAGATCGCGGAACCGGCGCGCTTCCACTTCATGCCCACGCAATCCTTGGCGCACGGGTCGCGGGTGCAGCCATACGTCGGGCACCTTCTGCAACGGCAAGACAGGTGGCGCTCACAGCATCAATGCGCCCCAGGGAGCGGGCCTTGGTGATCTTCATGTTGTTTGCATCGTCACGCACCACAACGGCGTCCGCAAAGGCGCTTCGCAGCAGCAGGGACGGCAGAGTTTTCACCTTTCCGTCGAAGCTCGCTCGCCTCAGTCTCTCCGCATCCTCACCGCCATCCCGGAAACCTTGGCCCCGCCACACCAACGGGGCACGGATACCCGCTTTTGTGACAGCTTCAGTCAGTTCAGCGGCCTTGTAGCGGTCCATCGTCAGCGCCACTACGTTGCAGCCTTCGACGTGCTGCATGACCTTTTCCAGAAACGGCGCGATAGGCACCGTAAGATCACCCATTTGGGCCAACTCGCCACGCTCTTGCATCTCGACATACCGCCCACCAACGCCATCATTCGCGCCACGGTCGGCAAGTGACGGATTTCCGGGAACGCAGGCCAACGCTTCAAGCCTATGAGTTGCGGGCCAGTAGAACGACGCGGCGCTCATGCTGGCCGATCCGCCGATATCAATGCCGATCACGCATGGACCTTCACGGGGCGGAAGGTCATCGGGCGCGACCTCGCAGGCAAGCCAGTCGTCCACCTCAAGTAGCATTTCGCGGCTATCAGCCGACACGCGCTGATTGAGGTGATACAGGCGATAAGATGCAGCAGCATGACCGCCACGTTTAATTGCACGTTGAGCCTGATCCTGTAGCCATTCCAGCGATGCGCCAATTCCAAATTCAGCGCCGGGGTTTGCGAGTTTAATTCCCTCAATATCATCAATTGGAAGATCGGACGGCGCTCGATGTTCAATCTTGAAGGACCGGGACGGCAAGTCATCGAGCAATTGAGAAAAGAAATGCTGATCGCTACTGGCGCTTGTCGAAAGGCAAAGCATCTTGCCACCCCTCTTGCCTAAGCTACTTTCCAACGCCGCAAACAATTCAGCGCCTTTGGTGTTCTCCCAATGTCCCATCTCGTCCCCCAGAATTAGCGTGGGGGACAGGCCCAAGGCATTTTTGGCATCAGCGGCAATTGCTTTAAGCATTCCATTGCCGTTGCCCTCACAGTGGATTTCCAACCTTGGTGCCTGCTTAATCGAATATCGCGCTTGTTCTTCTTCTGGCAGCGTTTCAATCAACGCTCGCACATAGGCCCAGAGAATACGCGCCTGTTCTGCGGTTCGCGCGGCGGCAATGATTTGGCGATTTGGTTGCTCATCGTAGGCACGAGACAAATGCGCCAGTGCAATCGCCGCGCCCAACATCGTTTTAGCCCCACCTCGCCCAATAGAGTAGAACGCATATTGTGTCTCAGGATCGAGCGCATTCGCAATAAAGTTGCGCTGGAATGGCGCTAACTTCATTTTCTTACCGGCTAACGGTCCCTCTGGAATGTTGAGGGATTCAATGAATTTGATAGCTTTTGAGGGGGTTTTCTTAAGCCGAGTCGCCATAGACACTACCCAGAACAGAAAGCGCGGAGAGGAAACCCACTACCGCGTGTGCCCCCCTTCTCCAGATCGCCCCCATTGGCACCAAATATTCAATCATCGACATATGATCCGAACGGCGACGGGATCACCTGCACCGGGCAGCGGATGCACAGCCAGCACGGCACGCGCATTGCCATCTACCTTCACAATATCACCGGCATTGGGCATGTCCGTAGGCACGACACACTGCACGCTGAGGTCGGTGGCCACGATGCTGCTACCGGTCACAAACTCTGCACTGACGCCGCTCACAATGGCGTCCAGCGTCTCTTCCGTCTCAATGGTAGTTGGCGGACTCCACGGCTCGGGGCCTGGCACTGTCTCAACCTTGGTCAACGTCACGCTGCCGTGGCCATAGTCAGCCATTAGCCTGTCATGCCGTGCCCTTATACGGTTGTAGAACGTCATTGATACCGGGCCTTTACGGTCTTGATAGCCTGCTGTTGCAGTGCCCTGAATTTGTGGCGCGTCGTCTCAATGAAGAACCGGCCCGGCACGTTGGCTGCATCCTTGCTATGCCCGTAATTGATCTTGGGGCCATAGGGGGCTTGCACGCTGATAAACACGGTATCACCCATTTGTGCGCTCTCGATGGTGGCAAGGTTCTCGGCGGTGATATCCGTGTATTGTTTGCCGGGTTCGGCGCTATCCACGGCCCTCATGCCATCCTTGGTCACGATAACCGAACGCTTTAGATTGCCAGTGCGCTCGGGGATAGCTTCCATTAACTCGACGTAGACCAGCCTGAGAAACTCTTGGAATATCTCATCCGGCATCGCCTTGGCCATCTTGGTCCATTTGGATACGCTGGTGGAAAATGATTTTGTGCTCATGTTTGTATTCTACCTAATGTTTGTTGGAAGGGGTAATTGGGGGGCATCTATCCGCCACGTATCGCACGATTTAATAGCCGCAATGCGGTGGCTTCTTCTATTAGATCGTCGGGTGGCTCGAATCCCAGTGAACGATTCAATTCTGATTTAACTTTTGTTCGCACCCGAAGTTTTTCGCTACATTGGTGCAAACACGCTTTACGTCTTTTGTCTTCGGTTCCGATAGGCTTCTCGCAAATAATGCATTTCCGGTCTCTCATATTGTTCCCTTCGATTTTTCATGGCTGAAACGCATAGCGCAACAGTTTGCAACGCATACTGCAACAGGTTCATCGTCAACAAAATAAGGGTTTTCAGAGCCGCAACAGGTGCAACGCATAAAACGCCAACAATCCCATACAGCAGTAGCAATATATGCTGACAACTGCTGATGGAGAGTTTTGCCTTTTTTACCTGTTGCACCTGTTGCACCCTTAGAAATTCCATAAAAATAAGCGGTTTAGCCGCAACAGGTAACCCGTTGCGGAACCTGTTGCACCTGTTTCAATGGTCATTAGGCGACCACCACCTTGCGGCAGATGGATCACCTCTCAAGTAACAACGCACCGCCCGGCCACTATCACGCAGGGATTTCGAGTCCTTATCGAAGCCAAGCCCAACCAATGCGCGGCTAAGGTTTGCCCTCATTGCGGGGGTCAACCTGTTAATGCCTAGAGTATCAATTCCAACCATCTGCCAAAGGTCTGACGCCCTCACCTTCAAATCGCCATCTGGCGGTATCTTTTCAGATAGAAGTTCAAACCAAGGTCCATAATCCATATAGCGCCCCGCGATAGCTTCTTGGGCGTCCCTTGCACCCGGGTCGTCGAGCCACAGGGCTTCGGTCGGCTCTTTGTATGCCGCCTCTGCCCAAAGCTGGTCGCGGACATCCGCTAGTCCGTCTGGATCGCACTGACTGACTGATACAATCCACCAGCGGCGGTTTCCGGTCATGTCCGTCAGAAATGTCGCGTCGTTTGTCGTCCCAATCAGGACAAACTGGCGCGGAACCTCCACAGAGTAACGGCCATAAGCCGGTCGCGCCTTGTCCTTCTGCGTCGTGATGAAAGACTTGACGCGCCCAGCCTCACGCCTGCTCAAGCCGTCCAACTCGGGCATTTCGACAATCCACGAACCTGCCGTTTGCTCGATTGTCTCTTTTGGGTCAGCGCCAACTTTTGCCTGATCCGAGAACCAATTTTTATCGGCACATAGAGACCGGCAAAGCGTAGATTTACCGACGCCCTGCCTTCCTTCCAGAAGAAGCATTGCATCGAATTTACATCCGGGATTGCGCACACGGCTAACCGCAGCGCAAAGAAACTTTCGACCAATCGCGCGATTGAGTTCAGTATCATCCGCGCCCGCATAATCAATCAGCCATGTATCAAGACGCTCAATGCCATCCCACTTAATCGACCGAAGGTAGTTCCGAACAGGGTGATATGAATTTCGCGTTGCGATTAGATTCACGGCATCTGAAACGGCGTCTTTAGTTGATGGCGATCCGTTCGAGTTACAGAAATTAAACCGCATATCGGCCAGTGTCGCATCGTCCATGACCCGGATACCATCGACGCACCTAACCTCTATTTCATTTGAAAGTAGGTTCTTTCGTAGCGCCCAGCCGTGGCTCGCAAGCCATCGCTCAAGTTCAACATCGTAGGAATCATACCCTGACGCCTCAAACTTTTCTAGTTTTGAGGTTGCGCTATAGAATTTGTGACCGCAGCCCCCGCATTTCGGGGCAGGTGACTGCACGTAACTGCATTTCGGACAATGCTGAGCGGCTAGTTCACCACGCTTTTTAGGCGAAATGACCTCACCTTGCAGCGGGGTAGGTTCTTTAAAGTAATTGCCTTTATTCTGAGCCTCAGCCCAAGTTGAATTTGTTTCGGTATTCACTTATGTTATTCCTATTCATTAAGGGCCTCCAACCCTGTTTCAGTTTGGTTAAACTCAGCCGCCCCCTTATCCGGGGCGGTTTTTTATTGCATCCGCCGCCCTTCCATCCATTCGGCAACCTCAGGCTCGGGCCAGAACCGGAACCTCTTCACCTTCATGGGTTTCGGAAAGCCAACCTCGGGATCGGATAGCCAGCGATGCAAGGTCATGGTAGTTACGCCGATACGCTCGCAGACTTGCGGGGCGGTCAGCATGGTGGGCAGTTCAGTCATTCGTCATCCTCTTCACAATATGTTTCATCAAAGCATTTTTAGCTTGACAAGAGAATTATACGCTAAGTTAGGTTGCGTTGCAAATCAGGCAACCTGCGCAAAATAACTTATAAATGGCAGATTTTTCGCATGCGACTATTTGCCGCACCGAATTTTCTTGCTTAATTTTGAGCTTTGTGGGGTGCCAAGCGAATCACCCCATCAGGAACGCGCCCCATTCTTCCATCATCACGCGTCGCTTCTCGATCATGTCGCTTCGACGGTATGCGCGTTGGGTGCCGGTATGGACTTGATGCGCAACCGCGATCTCGGATGCGTGGTAATCCTGCCCTGTCTCGGTGGCCCAATCCGAGAATTTAGAGCGCAGCCCGTGCGGCACGGCAGGACGCCCTGACTGCCGGTCAACATAGCCCTTGCCGTCCGCTTTCAACTTAGCTTCGTGGATGCGCTTCATGCACGCCGACAGCGCCATGTCAGACAGCACCCCGCCCCGCAGCGCCGGGAACACGTAGGGACTATCCTTGCGCCGCTCCTGCGCCTCTATGAGCGCGATCATGGCAGGCGTCAGCGTCACCAGATGGTCTTTCTTCATCTTCATGCGCGCGGCGGGGATTGTCCAAACTTTTTCATCAAGGTCCAGCTCATCCCACGACATGCCGCGAACCTCGCCAGAGCGGGCACCTGACAGCGCGACAAATTCCAGCGCCCTTGTCGCGGTCCCGTCCCGCGCCCGCAGATCGGCAAACCATTCTGCCGCCTGCTTCAACTGAACGGCGGGAAAGTGCTCCACCTTCGCGACCTTCGACGGCTTGGGCAGCATCTCGGACAGGTTGCCCTTCCAGCGCGCTGGATTGTCGCCCATCCGATGCCCTTGCACCGTGGCCCATGACAGGACGTTTTCAATCCTTCCTCTAAGCCGCGATGCCGTCTCGGTCTTTGTGGTCCAGATCGGTTCAAGCACCGCGTGAATATCATGCACGGTCAGGTCCGCGACGGCTTTAGTGCCGATCACCGGCGCGGCGTAGTTATCCAGCGTTGAGCGCCATTGCTTCTTGTGCTTTTCGTTTCGAAACTCGGACAGCTTGGCGTCAAGGTAAAGCTCAACGGCCTTGGCGAATGTCATGCGGTTCTGCGATGCCTTGAGCGCCTCCCTCAGCGCCTTGCGTTCTGCTATGGGGTCGATGCCCCGTGCGATCTTGTCCTTGGCCTCTCTGGCCCTGTCTCTAGCCATACCAAGCTTAACCTCGGGGTAAGCGCCCAGCCCCATGCGCCGCCGCTTACCGCCGACCATGACGCGCAGCACCCATGACCGATGCCCTTCGGGGGTTATCTGGATGTGCAGCCCAGGAACGCCACCGACAGGATAATGGGTCGGCTTGTCGTCATATCTCGGTTCCAGTCTGGCGATATCGGTCCACCGCAGTTCCGTAGCTTTGGCAGGCATTCTGTATAGTCCCCTCTATAGGCCATAAATACTGTTCTTATGTGTTATGCCTTGTTGCCGCCTGTTGCAAATTGGCCAAGGAATATCCTGTAAACAAAGGCTTAATTAGGCTTCTCGTTACGCAATGTTGCGCCTAAATGGCGGTCTGTCTCTCCGCCACTTTCTCTAAGCCACTGAAGGCAAAGGAGAAAACCGCACGATGTCCAAAAAGCCGTTGTCCATAATGGACCACACAAAGGTGGCTGCGGACATGGACTATCTCATACAACCACGCGGCCCCGGCACCGGCTGGGTGTTTCGCATGGTCACCCCCTCCGAACTGGTTGGCCTCCCGAACCCGTGGACAGGCAAACTCTTCGGCAAGGAGATCAGGCGCGGGTTGGGGACACGGCACCCCGTCGAAGCGCGGAAGCAGCGCGACATCGCCCTTGGACGTGTCCGCGAACTGGTCGCCGAAGCCACTGGCGAAGGGGCGTACACCCTTGAGTCGGCGCTTGAGTGGCGGCAGATGATCGCTGAGGACACCAGCCACGAGCAAGGCGTAGCGATGGTCCTTGAGGACAAGCTTGACAGCGCCTCCCGGCAGGGCACGCCCGAAGACCAACTCAGGACCTTCAACAGGGTTGCACTGGGCAAGGGGTTCCCAATCACCAAGGCAGTCTCTCAGTACATCGACGAGCGGGCACCGGGGAACGTGCGAGGCTACAAACTGAACCGCGCCGGGTTTGCCGGAGGCTGATTTTGGTTAGTTACGCGGCCATGTCTTCAGTTTCCAGAGCCGCGTAAAAGTTGGCCTCAGCCTCGGCT